TGGTAACTGGAAACAGAATCAAACTTGCTACTGATTCTCTGACATTTACTTGCACAATGGATGGCAATGGTAGCAACCATGCATATCCTCGCTCTACTGACCCTGCTGCTAATAAGTGGTTGTTTGTCACTCGCGTTGATGATGATACATTCTCCTGCTATGTGGGTGTTGCTGCAAATTCAAATCAGTATGCACATACATTTGTGAGTGCTTCTGCTGGTGCAGTTATCAAGCAAGATGGTCAAGTTACAGTCAACGTTGGTGCATCTCCTGCTGGTCAACAGTATACTCACCAGTTTGTGAGTGCTAGACCAGATGCAATTATCTCCGCTGGAAGTATTGATTGTGTCCATGACGTAACTGATATTCTCAGAGCGTTGGTCTTTAACCTCAAGTATGGTGGTGACAACTGGATTAACTGGGTATCTGAATTCTATACAACATACTCTGGATCTCTTGCACACGTTACCTCACTGGCAACAGAAGTTAATTGGATTCTGGAAGAAACCAAGAGACTGGTTAAGCGTGCAATGCGTGGTCAGATCATCAATAACGTTGCAAATTATGGTGGATCTCTTGAGACAAATGGTGGGCAGACATTTACAAATGCCACACCTAAACCCACCACGGTGCTTCGCAACTCTACACCTGATGGTGGTATTACTCTGGGTGGTGACTATAGCAACACCGTTACCCGCACATTTACTAACGGCACAAGCAACATTGCAAGTGGATCTGCTTCTGCAACTGGTATAACCAATGATGAAGATCTGGTTGGTAGTTGTGTGACGGTGCTTCCTGCTGGCACACCTTCTGATGGTTGCCTCTGGGAGCTTGGTGGTAATGGTGCTGGTTCTTGGCTCGGTATTAGAGACAGCGGCACATACCTCCGTCTCCGTGCTGGTAATGGTGCCAACTCTTATTCTGGTGGTGCATCTACCTCTACCGACGCAGGTCTTGCACTCCTTGATGTCCAAGTCTCTAGTCTCTCAGCATACTTTGATGGTGGTCAGCATGAGATTACTTGGGAAATCAAGATTGGTGGCACAGTTGCCGCTGGAAACGGTCGTGTCAAACTCTGGATTGATGGTAATGAAATCGGTGATGCATCAACACCTGGATTGAATGTTGGTCTTTATGAAGCAGGTGGATTGTTGGCAGGTGGATCGCAGGGTGGTTTTGGTAGAGCATCTAGCGATAACAGCGTCCCACAAGGCGAACCTACTGCAGCATGGGCATACGCAACAGGTGACATGTCTTACTACAGATCACGTCTGGTTGATCCTAACTACACAGGTCAGGAGTCTGATAGCGTTGCTACTGAGATTGATGATCTGATGGCACTGGTTACAGATGCAATCAGTAATCCTGGTAACGTTGCAAACCGTGTCAGCATCCTACCCTACATCTGGCCAATTAAGTATACGCCTGAAATTGCAGTTAGAGACACCACTTTGACATTCGACAGTGCTGCTGCTGAATGGAATCAAACTTGTGCTGAGGTTGCGTCTGGTATTGATACTTTGATGGATATCTATATCGATACGATTGAAAACGCAGCAAATAACAATACTAATCAGTTGAGCTCTATCTCTAGGACAACTAGAGCATCACAATACACAAATACTGTATATCAAGCAGGTACATGTGAAGGACCACAATCCGCCATTGATACTCTGTTTGATCTCATGTCAGATACTCTTGGTGCTGGTTTCAATACCGACAAGGTTATTGCCAACATGATCCTCTTTAATAAGGATGCTATTGCACAGAGAGCATATGATGAGACTCTGGCATATTATGGCACCACTAATATGACAGTGGACTTTACTGCCAATATCGTCAAGGCAATCAGATATGACATGATCACCAGCGGTAACGCAGGTGGATTTAGACTGGTCCAAGATTGGTTTGATGGTGAGGGCAACTTTATCGCATTCCAAGATGTGTCTCGCACACATCTGATATATGCAACTACTCGCGTGCGTGAGTATGTCAAGTCTGTCTTGTATCAGTTGACTGAAGATCCTGGTTGGAATACTTACAACACCTATCAGTTGGGTCTGAATGGTCGTTTGGATTACAACCGTGAGGCATCTGAATTTATTATTGACTCTTCTATCAACCCTGTCGAGTATGCACTAGAAACATCTAAATTCCCAACAGAAGGTAGTGTTACTTGGGTGCCTAGCAGTGATGTAGAAAACATCAGCACAAAATATGAGTTGGGTTATGACTACAACACTGATCCTGCTCTGGTTACTCTTACTCCTATTGTCCCAGTTGGTTTCGACCGCGCTGAATATAGAGTTAGAATCAATCGCACCAACTCCTTCCGTCGTGGTGATATCCTCCAGTATATCCCAGCATCTGAGACTTCTGTCAAAGCATTCGCTGGTCAAACTTACTGGTATGTGATGACTGCTACTGCACAGTGGTTTGAAATTGGTGCCCATTACATGCACGATGGTAGATTCAGAAAACTTGAAGTTGATACCTCTAATAGTGGTCAACAAATTTTCTCTGTCGTCAGACGTAGTGGTATCTCTAGGAATGCTCCTAAGTATCCTGCAGATCCTTCACAGACACCTATTCAGGGTGGATTCAACCCCGCAGACGTTATCTACGGCACCACCTCCGAGTCCTCTTCTGAAATTGGTAGCGTTTCGCTCAACCAAGCAGAAATCAACAGACTCTATACTCGTTACGAGTTGGATAATGTCAGTCAGAATCTGGGTGTATATGAAAACTTCATTAACGGTGAGCAAGTCACTGTCCAAGCAAATCCTGCCGTTTCAGGCACGATTCTCCAGACAGGTAAGACAAATCTCGATGGCGAAAACTTCGTTAATCTGATTACTGTCGCAGGCGTTATTAACGTGGGTGATGTCTTGGTTGGTGCTGATAGTGGCACGACTGCTGAGGTTGCATCCTTCGATTCTCGCATGTTGATCAACGTGGAGAGAGGATCATTCGCACAAGGCGACTGGTTGTTTGATAAGGATTCTGCGACTGAAGCATACGCTAACACATACCTCAACAAGTCTGGATCTCTTACAGGTAATGACGGTGGTCGTATCACGATTGACGTTGAGACCATTGGCGATGCATGGGAAGCTGGTGATGTTATCTACGGTAGCGTCACTGATTACATCCTTGAAGTTAAGGGTCTCTCTGGCACACAGATTCAACTTAACCAGTATATCCACGGCACCAACGTTTACCAGTTGGAGCTTGGTCCTCCAATTATTGACACGGGTATCTCTGATACATTCCGTGTGGGTGATGAAGTTGTCCTCCTGCAGGGCACCACACGCAAAGATCCTGGATTCTCTGCAACTGTCACAGAATACATTAACGGACTTGATATCACTGATAGCAACGATCCTAACTATCAGATTCACCGACTCTTTATCGGTAACTTGCGTGATATTGGCACTGGCGAACCTATCTCCGCTGTCACTCAACCTGCTAACAACATCGGTAAACTTGACCTTGGATCTAACTTCCCAAGCATTTATGCCAACGTTACATCCTACACCGACACTGGATATACATCCTACGGGCGCGTGGCAGCGATTGAGCAATCTGGTATTACTGCAACTATCTGGGTTGAAAATGCTCAGGGTGCATTTGTTGATAACATGTCTGTCATCTCTGACTATGGTTGGGGTGGTGCAGTTGCTAAGGCACGCACGCTTGAGGGTCGTGTTGATCGTTACTTCCGTGGTTTCGACGGTGATCAGACACAGTTTGATCTCACGATCAGTAATGGTGAAGCATACTTCCCAGATCCTGCTGGTCACATGCTCATCTTCGTCAACGGTATCCTACAACCACCTGGCGGTAACAATTCCTACGTCGCATTCTCTGACAAGATTAACTTCTCCGAGGCACCTGAAATTGGATCCGAATTCGTTGGTTACTATGTTGGTAAACTCCGTCAGATGGATGACATCAGCTTCGAGTTTGACTCCTTGCGCTCGTCCTTCAACCTCAGACGTGAAGGTCTCTTCTACTCACTGACTCTGACTGAGGGTGTTTCTTCTAACGTGATCCGCCCAGAAAACAACATCATTGTTTCACTCAACGGTATCATTCAGGAACCTGGCGTCGCATACGAGATCGTCGGATCTAGAATCATCTTCGCTGAAGTGCCTCGCGCAGGATCAACCTTCGTTGGATTCTCCTACATTGGATCTGACACAGACGTGATCGCTGCAACCGTTGTGCCTCCTGTGGAAGCAGGTGACAAACTTGAGATTGACGGTGAGGAATTTGCTCGTGACGTTGCTCTGATCGAATCTTCCAACTCCTTGATTACCTTTGAATACACAGGATCTGTTAAGGGTCGTAACGCTGCTGCACTGGCAACTATCCGCTCTGGTCAGTTAACAAGTGCGATTCTCACCAATCCTGGTGATGGTTACACCTCACGTCCTAACGTGGATGTGATCTCCTCCTCTGGTTTCGACGGTCGCATTAAGGCACTCATGGGTGTTACACGCATTGACGTGAAGACTCCTGGCACTTCTTATCTAAATCCAATCGTCCAGATCGACAACGTTGTCCCTGATGACTTTGTTAATCCTTCAGGCACGCCCGTGAATGGTGGTAGAGACATCTACGACGCCTCCGAATCTGGTGGTGAGGGTGGTGTCACTATCGATCCTGGCACGATTGCAATAACTCAGGATCCTGTCAACGTTACTGTTAACCAAGGTCAGACTGCATCCTTTACGGTTGCTGCTACTGTCACCAACGGTCAGCAACTTAACTACCAGTGGCAGAAGAAGGAGTATGGCACAACTACTTGGAGCAATATCATTGGCGCTAACCAAGCAACCTACAATACCAGCAATGCCGCTCAGGCAGACGATGGTGATGAATACAGAGTTGCAATTACTGCTGCAGGTGCTACACCTGTCTACTCACTGTCTGCTATCCTCACGGTCCAGACTGGTGCTACGGTAATTTCTAACTTCAGTCCAGTACAAATCTTCGACGACATCTAAATAAAAGTAAAACCATGGGAGCAACGGCAAGTTTTAACGATGCCACTGACATTCTTACGGTAGCGGCGGACGGTCTCCCCGCTCCTGTAAGTTTTGGCACGTTTCCTAATGAAAACAACCCTAACACGGTAGCAGAGCAGGACTTTGATCATGCTTTCACTTACCGTGGTGGATCCTTTGGTATTAGTCGTACTTTCGATTCTGCTACTTGGAATCAAGATGGATTCATTAGATCCATCACTATATCTTTGAATGACAATTCTTTGTTTGGAGATGAGATTCAGGTAGGTGACAGACTAATGTTTACCTTTAGTGATGGCATTAAAAGAGTATTCCTTTATAAGGGCACTACTTTTACATCTATTGAAGATGAATGTTGGTTGGCAACATCGGATAGACTTGACTTGATTATGAGAGACCAAGAGTCTCTTACAACAGGCACTTATGAGTACTATGATCAACGGAATGGCAGAGGTGCAACTCCTCTGGGCACTATTGGCATTGCCGCTAACGGCGTTGCTTTGTTTAACCCTTCTGCGGGTAATGGTGGTAACCCGCCAGTAGGATTCAGTTGGAATGCCCACTACCCACAATCCCCCGTGGACTTTGGTGATGATGATTGTGGTGGGCATCCTGAGCAGAATGGACAGTATCACTATCATGACACGCACTTTCTAGATTGTTGGCGTGCTGGATCAGCGATGGCAGGATACAATGATTATTATGGAAGCACACAATATAATGGTGACAACCTGAGACATCCTGACGGTCATTCTAAGATCGTTGGTATTGCGTTTGATGGATTCCCCATCTATGGACCTTATGCTTACGATTCACCTTGGGATAATCTGAGTGGTCCTAGAATTATGTCATCTTCCTATGCAACTAAATCAGTTGAAGCAGATGGGAGACCTGACTATGGTAATACTATCCAAAACCCTCCCGCAGGGGCACTGGTCGAAGACTGGGAGTATGTAGAGGCGACTGGTGACCTTGACTACCATAATGGTAGATTTTGTATCACACCAGAATTTCAGAATGGCACATATGCATATTTCTTATCTGTAGACCCAGAAGATCTTGATTCTCCTGAATTTCCATACATGATTGGAAAGTCTACTAGAGAGACTATCAATACAAACTTTACATTACAACCACCCACAACTCCTGGCGGAGGTGGCGGTGGTGGAGGGACACCACCTCCTGCTGCAACTCTGGTGTTTACACAACAACCTCAGAATGCAACAACAAATCCTGGCGAGACAGCAACGTTTACTGTGCAGGCAGAGATTACTCCAGAAAACGGACCTATTGCATATCAGTGGTATCGATCCACAGATGGTGGTTTCGCATTTGCTGCTATCACAGGCGCGACCACAAACTCTTACACTCTCAGCACCCTAGGATACATGACGGGATACAGATTCCGTTGCCGTATCATTGGACCTTTGGGAGTCCCAACCCAAGCGGAAAACTCACCTCTTGACTCCAATGCAGCAGTATTAACTGTCACTGGATCTGGTGGTGGTAGCGGATCTACCGCTAATAGATTCGACAGCACGCAGAGCACACTGGACTCTACGGCGCAAACCTTCGATGGCACCTAAATAACACTGTAGAAATCTACCAACCATGGCAAAGCAGAATCTTAGTATTGGAGCGTCAGCAAACGACGGGACAGGTGATAGTCTCAGAGATGGTGCTATCAAGCTGAATAGCGTTATTGACGAGATCTATACCGCTCTTGGTAATGACACCAACTTGTTGGTGAATGTCGGCACTCCTGCCTCAGGGCAAGTGTTGAAATGGAATGGATCTCAATTTGCTGAGGGACATTTTGATGCACTGAGTGCAGACCTCAACGTCAAGACACATAAAATTGTGTCTGAAAGTAATGGAGATATTAACATCCAACCTGATGGTAGTGGTGATATTAAATTCTGGCGTGGTGGTGCTGGTAGCGCACTGGCATATGTTGACGGTGCTGATGGATACTTTAAGTGGTCTGCTCCATATGCAACCTTGGCAGATCTACCTGATGTAGCAACACACCATGGTATGTTTGCTCATGTCCACGCTGAGGGACATGGTTACATGGCACATGGATCTTGGATTCAGTTGATTGATTCCACATCATCCATTGGTGAGTTGACTGACGTTGACATGACAGTCGGCGGTGGTCCTTCTGATGGTCAGGTCCTTAAATGGTCTGCTGCTAATAGCCACTGGTATCCAGACAATGATGAAACTGGATCTGGCGGTGGTGGTGGCACTACACAGAATTTATTTGAAGGTATCAATGCTGATTCGGGGTCTACTACTGCGAGTGCTCCTACTGATGTGCTTACTGTTGCTGGTGGCACTAACATCTCCACATCTATTGCTGGAGATACCCTAACAATCAACATGACGGGGACGTTGGGCGATGAAGATCAAAACCTCTTCTCTGTTATCGGCTCTGACTCAGGGTCGAAGACGGCTAATTCTACTACTACTGCTATTAACTTTATCGGTGGCACTGGGATCACCACTGCTATTTCTGGTGATAATCTGACGATCACAAATAGCTCACCCAACGCGGACCAGTTTATTATTCAAGGTGTTAATGGTGACAGTGGATCTTATACCTCTGCTGATGTTGAAGGGGTAATCACGGTCGCTGGTGGTAATGGTATTACTACATCCGTTTCTGGTAGCACAGTTTCTATTGTTGCTGATCTGTATCTTACCAGTGGCACAACCCTGTCGGAAAATCAGAATTTCATTACTAATGCGTCTGGTGAGGTTGAAGCAGTTGCAACTCCTGCTGTTGGTTTTGAGATTTCTGGAAGCACAAGTACTGGTTATAACTTCAGCAATAATGGTTGGAATGGTAGTGGTAACCCAACAATCTATGTCTATCGTGGATTCACTTATAGGTTTAATAACACCACTGGATCTGGTCACCCATTTGCTCTGAGACAAACAAATGGTGGATCTGCTGTAACTGCTGGTGTGAGTGGATCTCAAACTGGTGTCCAATATTGGACCGTGCCCATGTCTCTTGCAGCGGGCACAACATATGTCTATCAATGCACCATCCATGGTGGGATGGTCGGTAATCTCGTAGTTGTCTAATGCCAAGAACAGTTCCTGGATCTGGTGCCGCTATCTTCCCCGTATTCAATAGTATATTCGGGGTAAGAGAGGTTTACGTTACTGCTGGAGGTAGCGGGTATGACCCTGCTGATCCTCCTAGACTTCGTATTGAAAATTGTGGCACACCAATTAGGGATGCTGTGCTTAGACCAGTTATTGAAGGTGATGCTGGAGAGATCACTGCTGTTGAAGTGCTTGATCCAGGCGAGGGATATGATCCCATGCGTTTGGAAATTGAAGATGATGGTGCAACTGTCCCTGCAGAAGGTAAGATTTTCCTGAAGCCAGACGGTGGTATTGACTTCATCCAGATGACTCAGTTTGGTGATGAATATTTTAATGCTACTGCACAAGTTAGAGGTGGTGGTGGATCTGGATCTGAATTGGTGCCTATCACAGGTCTGGTTACAGGTCTTGCTATTGAAGAGTTTGGTAGAAACTATACAGAAGAAGACGTTAATATCATCATCTCAGGTGGTGGTGGATCTGGTGCAACTGGTGTTGCTGGCGTCAACCCATTCGGTAAAGTTACTGCAATCACACTTACCAATGCTGGTGAATTCTTTGAAGACCCACCTCTGATTCAAATTATTGGTGGTGGTGGATCTGGTGCTAGTGCTCAGGCATATATTGATCTTGGTGCTATCACAACCATTGACCTGCTAACAGGTGGTGATGGTTATGTTAACGCTCCTCAGGTTATCTTTACTAGAGATACAAACCTGATTAAGACTGCACGAAACAGACAGTCTCTAAACTCTGTTGTTTACAATTTGTCAGGTATTCTTACCGACGTAACCACTGGTGCTCAGACAATCTATACTGAGTCAACTGCACCTTATCCAGGATCTGGTAAGGTTTTGCTAGGTAGAGAGATTGTCAGATATACAGGTAAAACTGCAAACTCTTTCACTGGATGTGATAGAGGCACAAACTTCCGTTTTGATCAGAAGGTCATTCTCGACACATTGCAGAATGATCCTATCACCAATGAAACACTTTATTCTTTTCAGGTTACTGACAAAGTAAGACGTGTAGTTGAATCTGCAACTAACAGAGTCGCTATCGTTTATGACTGGGATCCTGTTGAGAGAGCACTTTATCTGACCTTTGAGGTTGATGAATTGGCATTTATTGATGCTGGTAGATCAAACGAGAAGTCTAAAATTATTGCATTCTTTGCAGGTACATCTGCATCTTCAGGCACTGGTGTTGCACCACATACTTTGGTTGAAGTAGAAGGTGAAGATATTGTTGCATTTACTAACCCTTTGTCAATCATTCAAAACAGAAAGTTTGAGGATGATGACGAAGAGTTTACAGATGCTAATGGTGTGCAACAGTTTGGAGATGGTATTCCCGATCTTCTCAATACTGGCACGGACTATGAAAACCAGATCAATCTAGATGGGGGCATCGCCTCGTCTAAATATGGTATTGAGGAAGAATTAGGTGGCACCAACACTACGCTCTTCCAAGTGGGTGATCAGATCTATGATGGTAGTCCTAACCAGTTGGTTGCTACTGTCCAATCTGCAGGTGCTCTGGGTGATGGAGATGCTCACATCTCTACTGCAACTATTACTATTGAATATATTACTGCATCTCTGTTTAATGTTCCTGGTGCTGGTGGCGAAGAGACAGTCACTGGTCAAACCTCGGGTATTGCAGCAACAACTACAAATAGAAGACTTGGACCTAAGGCAGGTCAATTCTATCTAGACGTTAAGTCACTGGTTGCTAATGACCCAACTTATAAGTTTACTCCTGGTGAGCAACTTAACG